AGCCGGTTGAAGACCAGTTATTAGAGGAACCACTTACAGTTGAGCCATATCTTGTACTATGACCAAATCTACCTTCATATATAACATCTCCCTCAAAAGCTTTTAGGGGATGGATATTATCTATAATAGGAAATGTTTTTCCTAAATTAATACTTTGAGTAGTATTAGTAATAATTAAGTTACTACCTAAATCTACTTCTTGATATGTTTTTTGTTCTGAAGGAGAGGAGGTAGTATTGGGGTTTAGAGCTGAAGGTAAAGCATTTAAATAATTATTATTAAAAACATTTATAGGGGGAAAATAATATAAAGTATTAGCCCCAAATTGCACTTGTGTTAAGATAGTAGGTAAAGAAATCATATACACTATCTCATTAATAAGTGGGTAGGTCTTTATATTAGAAAATAAAGGTATAGCTACTGCACTTAAAGTACCTACCTCAGTAGGGACAGCATCAATTAATTGATACTTTATAAGCCCTATACCTGCCTCCCCATATATAGGATAATCTTTGTGGGAACTATCTAGAATAATATCTACAACTCTTCCTACAGTAATTAAATTATTAACCCTTAATCCTAAATTAGTCTCGTAACTATTATTAGGGTTATTTACAATATCATTACTACCTTCTTGCCCATATTTGTAACCCATTACTCCTCAGATTTAAACTTGTTTATTTCATCAAGCAATTGTTGTTTTTCCTCATCTGAGATACCTAACCCAGCATCAGTTGCTTCGCTGTTCATAGCACGTTGTGCTAAAGCAGCCATTTTGATTAAAAGATCATCGTTTTTAACCCCAATCTCCATATATTCTTTAATTAATGGAACAATTAGGGTAGCATCACCTATCTCCGCGATCATAGGTTGAAGTTCTTTAACAAGGGCAGTTACCTGCTTATCTTTTTTCTTTTGGTTATCGTAAATCTCTTCTAGAAGATCAGAGAATTTTTTCTTACCGAATACTATTTTATCAAACTGGCTCATAGTTATAAATACTGGGTTATTTAAAGTTTACATAACCGTGTTCTAAATAAAATATATAGTTGTGTTTGAATATATCGTATAGCTGGTTAGCTATTTTAGTAATTTTGGGGGTTTTGGCATCTACCTGCTCTCTTATATATATGTAAAGTGCCTTTTTATTGAATATATCTATATCTTCTCTTTTACGGAATAACTCCAAAATAGCATCAGCTATTTGAGCATCCTCGTCTTTAGCGAACAATTCAAAGATATTTTCGGTACAATATTCTGTGTATAAGTCTATAAATATAGATAATTTATCTTGGTGAGGATCACTTGCCGTCATCTCATCTATCTGGTATGAATGGCGTTCGTCCTCTTCTACCCCTTCTACTGGGGCTTTATCGATTCTACGTTTGTAGTTTCGCGTATTGGATATGATTAAATATCTTTTAACAATAGTTCCAAAATAAGAGTATGCCTTAGATCCTTTAGTTTGATCGTATAGGTGCATCTTAGAAAGAAGAAAGGTAATTATCTCGTGTTGGAGATCTTCAATATTTTCTACCTCAGTATAGTAGAATTTAAAAGTATGAATAATATTTTCAGTTAACTTAAAAAACGCGTAGTGAATGTATCTGTGATATATTCTTTCTCTTTCTACAGGGTCAGTTGACTTATTATATCTTACAATAGCATCTTCTGTTTCTTGAGTAAAATATTGTATACCTTTTTTCTTTTTAACTACTATTTCAATCATAATTTAACATCGTATGGTCTTAGCATATCGTTTAACATTTTAAGTCGCTCGAAGAAAAAACCTACTTCATCATCACTATTAAAAGTACCCTTAGCATCAATTTCTTTAATTCGTTTATTCATAAACTCTACTGTACTACCTAAACCATTAATATATTCCTGGTAGGATATAATAGCGTCTTGCCTTCGTTTTAGTTCATCCTCACCTTGTTCAACCTTGCGTAAAAGGTTAAAGGTCGTGAATCCCAGGACCACGACCAGTATAGATAAAATAGATATAATATAGATCATAGGCTATCTAATAGATTTTTTAACCCCTTACTTCTAACAGAACCAAGTGCTTTTTGTTTGGCAGCAGCCGGAACAAACCTGCGGGTTTCTTTATTAGAGGTATCCTTAACAGATTTATTGCCCTGTAGTTTAGGTAACCATTCACGCTCAAACTCAATACGAGCAGCCATCATATCAGCAAAGTGAAGAACAAATGGGAGGCAAGTACGTGGTTTTTGCTCTGGCATATAAGTCATAAGATATTTCTTGTTTGCCTCATCATACAAACCATCGTGTGTTTGAATAGCTAACATCTCATTAAACGTATACTGGATACCATGTGATTGGAGCATGAACAAACCACGGTCTGGAACCGAAGCAAATGCGAGTTTAGTGTTGAACATATAGTCTTCTCCTAGCTTATCTTTACGCCATTGATCAGTTTGTGGGATATAGGATTCGTGTTGATCGTCTCCCATTTTACCCAAATCGTGATTAATAGCAGCAAATACTAGTTCTTCAACAGTATACCCTGACATATCAGCATCCTCATCAGCCCACAATTGGTGTTGTTTTAAAGCACAACGTACAACACGAATAACGTGTTCTACATATCCTCCAGGAAAAGCGTTATGGTATTCTTTTTTATGAGCAGCTGGCATAAACATAATGCGCTCAGCATACTGATCATAGAATTCAAGTAGTTTTTCTTTACGGGGTGAGGAAATATGTTCCTCAATAATACCCAAAAATACGTTCCAATTGTTTTGGATTTGTTCAGCAGTAAGATTCATAACTTTAATTTAAATTAGTTTTGACGTTGAACCATCATCTTAAGATCTTCAACTACTTCTTCTGCTTCAGCAATGAGGTGTTGGTATTGATCGGTAGTTGTGGTGGGGCGTGTAATCATAACTTTCATGGTCGTCAATTTACCATTAAGTTTTTCTAGTTTTTGCATCGCCAAGTCTGGATTTCGCATAATCGAATTTTTAGTTATATATTAATATAATGATAGAGTGATATAGAATCACGTTTTATCCAACATTTTTTCAATAATGTCTTGAATTTGTTTAATATGAGCACATTTCTCGTACTCTTCCACACCTTCAAAATAACGAATCGCCATTTTAGTTGTGTGTAATAAATCTTTATCCATAAATGTAAATAAAGCATCTACGTCTACTCTGCGCTTTAAATCCACTTTAGAGATATAAAACCATGCTCTTGAGTACGTAACCATATTTGCTAAATCGTCTCCACCATCTATTTGTTTAATAACGTCCTCAGGTAAGTGATTCTTTATTTGATGGTAAAATACATAATTGTTTAAGATAATCTTTTTAAACATTCCAATCCAAAACATAGGTGTTTCTTGGATAATAATGGTATCGCTGGCTGCTTCTGCTTGATTTTCGAGAGAAGAGCCATCAAATAAATTAAATATTTTATTGATATCCATCTGCATATACATATATGCCTCAAATTAAGGACGTTTAAATGAATAATTTGGAGCCTCCAGCCGGACTTGAACCAGCGACCTACTGATTACAAATCAGTGGCTCTACCAACTGAGCTATAGAGGCTTGATGGGAAGGTTTTTTCTAAGACGCTATCGGTTCACGTACTTCCCCCTTTGGAGTCTTTTCTCCGAAGTCAACCTACGAACATATTAATGAAAATAAGTGTAGGGTTTTTAGTAAGGTAAGGAGGGTAAGTGTCCCGGGCTTCCACCGGCATGGCTTTTGACTCCACTTATGGTTCGCGAGTGCTGCTACACCCTCCTCGGTTGGCTAGACTCAGTATTATTCAGCTGAAGCTTCCGTTCCTTCGACTACCTCTTCAACTACAGTAGTATCAATAGCAGTAGAATCTACTACAGTTTCTTCAATAACTACTTCTTCTGAAGCTTGGGTGCAGGATACAGCTACGGCTGCTAGTGCGAATGCAAGAATTGCGTTTTTCATATTATGAAATTTAATTAATTATGTTTAAATAAATATACAATATTGATTATGGGAAATCAAGTTTAAGTATAGATATTGTGCGCCTTGAGGGACTCGAACCCCCGGCCAAGAAATTATGAGTCTCTTGCTCTAACCAACTGAGCTAAAGGCGCGTGGTTGGAAGGGGCGGATTCGAACCGCCGTACCCGTAAGGGAGCAGAGTTACAGTCTGCCGGTTTTAACCACTCACCCACCTTCCAAGCTGGTTGTTATAGGACAACCATAACCTACCACTGTAGCTCCACTTTGTTTTTCCCTAGGAACAAAGAAACCTAAGCACTTGACTGCGTAGTGATCTGATCAGGATTCGAACCTGAGACCGTCGCATTAGAAGTGCGATGCTCTATCCAACTGAGCTACCAGACCATATTTTAACCAATAAGTCAATGAACGTATGTGGGTTTCCGTGTACCGCCTACCGGAATCGAACCGGTACGAACATCACTGTTCGAGGGATTTTAAGTCCCTTGTGTCTACCTATTTCACCAAGGCGGCATGTTAATTAGTTTAGGCTACGTTTAATAAGATCTTCGAGAAATTCATTATAGTCTTCGTTAAAGTCTTCTAATATCTCTTGAAGAGCGCATTTATAACCAGCCATGAATACTAAATCATTTTTTGTATATTTTCTAGAAGGTGTTTTAAACTCCTCGTTTGTGCTGTTGATTGATTCTACAATCGAATTTTTGAAATGTTCCATTATATATAGTTTTGACCAAATTTATTAATAACTACTTTTGCTTCCTCAAGTTTTAAATCAAAAAACTCTCTGTTTCCCATAATTCGGAAACTCTCTAGATGGCGGTGTACCTCTTTCTCTAATTGCTCTCCATTATAGCAATGAAAAGCCCAT